GAACCGCCAACTGATGGGCATCGACGGGCGCGTCGGCATCGTCATCGGGCCGCAATGTGTCGAACTCGACGCCGACTTCTGCGAGGTGCTTCGCGACCCCAACGGCGGCATTCTGAAGACCAAGAACTCCGACAATCCGTACTTCATGCGGACGCACGCTAGTGACGCTGTCGGATACGCTGTAGCCTACGAGAACCCCGTTCCGGTGTTCACCTCGGTCGATCGCCGGACGGTGCGCTCGATCCCACAACCCGGCTACCTCCAACGCGGGGGCCGGAACTCCCCCGGGTTCGCCGGCGCCCCGCCGGCTGACTACAACCCCGACGGCCGCATGCGCTTCACCGGCGGTGGGGGTATCGTGGCGCCTCGGCGGCCCTAACCTCGGACTATCTACAGACTGTCATGGCTCGCGCTGCCGCTCACCTCATCACGAAGTCCCGTCAGGAACTCGCGGACATCTGCACGCGGGTCGACGGTCACAACTACACCCGCTCGTGGCAGTCGCGCTGGAACCGCCGCGCGAAGAACATCGCCAACTGGAACGCGTACCATTCCCGCATGGACTGGTCGCACAAGTTGCCCTGGCAGACCACGCAGACGATCGCGGAGTTCGGGATCTCGATCGAGCAATCCGTCGGAACGCTCGAACGGGGGCTTACCGACACATCGGACTGGCTCACCTGTGAAGGCATCGGCATCGGCGAGCCGGCGATGGACCCGGATACCGTCTCGCTGTTGCTGCGCTACTATCTCGAACGACTGTGGCTCCCGGGTAACCTCGCCGAGACGTCGTACAACCTCGCGAACCTGATCTCTGACGGCATTAAGCGGGCACTGCTGGAGTCCATCATCACCGCGAAAATCTACGGCGTGATGGATACGAAGTACCAGTACCGGCTGCTGGAGTCGAAGGTCATCAAGGGGAAGTTCGGCAACCGCGACAGCATTCCCCTCTACTCGCAAGTCCCCGTCGGCCCGCAACAGGTCGTCGCCGACATCGTCAAGAACTTTCGCCTCTGCGTCGAGGTCATCCCGTGGGAAGACTACTTCCCCGATCCGTCGCCGCTGAACAAGTGGGTCATGCACGAGGCGACGGTTCACATCTCGGAACTCGGCGCCAACCCCGACTTCGATCCCGACGTCGTCAGCGCGATTCGCGGGACTGCCGACGCGACCTACGCGGACATGTACAAGCGCGTCGAGCAAGACGCCGTGTTCATTCAGCACGAGCCCGACGAAGTCCGCGTCCGTGAAACCTGGGGCGATCTCGTCGACTACGACACCGGGGAAATCCTCGCGACGAACGTCTTCTGGACAACCTGCAACGGGCAGCTTCTGCGGCCGCCGACGCCGAACCCCTTCTGGCACCAGCGCCGGCCGTTCGTCTCTGCGCCGCTGTTTCGTACACCGAACTCGACGATCCACAAGGCGCTCGCCGACGACGCGGTCGACGCGTGGCAGTTCCTCAACGAACTCATCTCGCTGATGTTCGACGGCGCACTCGGATCAGTCTGGGGCAAGCACCAGATGCGGTTGGACTTCGTCGAGAACTCCGACGACTTCCAGCAGGGCGTCCCGCAGAACCCGACGTTCCTCCTGCGCCCGAACACCCCCGAAGGCTACAAGGCGCTCGAAAAGATCGACTCGGGCGAGGTGCCTAGCTATGCAATGGGGATGTTCGATCTGGCCATGCGGCAGTTCCAGACTGCGATGGCGACGAACGATCTCAAGCTTGGACAGCAGCCGGCGCAGGAAACCACTGCGACGTCGGTCGTCGAAGCGATGCAAGCCGCGGGAAGTCTCTTCGAGTCGATCGCGGCGCGCGTCGAGGACACCTTCTTGGAGCCGGTGTTTGAACTCTGTTGGATGACCATCTTGCAGTACGAGTTGCAAGACAAGCTGGTCGACCCGGCGCTCGTCCAGATCCTCGGCCCAGAGCGCGTGCTGCAGCTCACGCAGATGTCCAACCAAGAACGCTTCGTGCTGCTTGCGCAAGTGGCGAAGTTCAAGTGCCGGGGCTTGCGTGGTGTGACGGCGCGCAACCGCGTGATGACGAAGTTGGCGAACCTCGTGCAGCTCATGCAGACCACGCCGCAGTTGCAAGAGTTGTTTGGCCCCGATGGCAAGTACAGTTTCCAGCGGCTCGGCGAACAGCTCCTGCGCAACAGCGGTGTCGATCCGTCAACGCTGGAAAAGACGCAAGAAGAAAAAGAAGCCGCGATGGCGGACCAGATGGTGTCGCAGGCGCTCAACTCGGGCGGCGTCACGCTACCGAACGCGACCGGCGATCCTGCGGTCACCGGCCAACCGCCGCCGGCCGCCGGGGGTGCGCCCGGGGGCTCCCCGCCGGCGCTGCTCGACGCAGGCCAAGATCAGCAGGGGATGGGGGCCGCGATGGCGCCGAAAACCCCTGCGGGCATGGTCCCCGGAGCGCCGCAAGGCGTGTAGCCGTCCTGGACTATCTACCCCTTCGAGGAGACGTAGCATGGCGACGATGAAAAAGTGGAAGCCCGGTACACCCATGGGTCGCAAGAAGGGCAAGCATGGTCCGACCATGGGACCTGGGGCCGGGAAGCCTCCGGTTGCACCGCCCGCGCGCAAGCCTCCGTCGACCGCGCCCAAGGTGATCGACGATGGCGGCATGGCGCCCCGGACGGGATCGCGCGAACTGGGCGGCGCGACGCCAGTGACCGGCCGTTCGACGCTCGCGAAGAAGGGCGGCTTCGGGTCGACGAAGAAGTCCGCGGGCTCGGGGATGAAGCCCAAGAGCAACTTCGGCTACCTTCCCTGGAACCGCTAGGAGCAGTCCAATGGACATGAAGAGTGACCGCTACGGCTACCTGAAGAAGACGGGTGCTATCGGCGTCTGTGCCAAGGCCATCCCTGTGTCGGGATCCTCGCGCGGCAAGGGCGCCCTCGGCAGCGCATCCGAAGAGAAGAAGGGCCTCGCCAAGCGCGCGAACCTCGAAGGTAACGAGTCGGCGCACTACGAGAAGCTGGAGAAGCGGTCGCTGCGGTCGCTGAAAGAGGGCGGCTCGGAGAAGGAACTGCGCCGGGGCCATAACCTCTCGCTCGGCGACTTGAACCCCTTCGGCGGGGGCAGCGACGGGCCATCGGCCGCCGAGAAGAAGGTGCGGCGTCAGCGGCAGAACGTCCGCAAGGTCGCGAAGTCCGGCATTACCGTCGACGCCGCGAAGAACCCCGTGTTGGCGGCGAAGGTCGCGAAGAAGCGCGGCGTGGCCGAACCCGGCGCGATGAAAGCTGCTCGGGCTGCGCGGTCGAGTTTCTCGAAGGACGAGCGCAAGGAATCGAAGCAGTCCTACAAGACGACCGTCAGCGGTGCCAAGAACGTGCTGAAGAAGTCCAAGTCCGACGCACGCGCCAACATGACGACCGCCCGCGACGACGTGAAGGCGGCCCGTGGGGCGCTTCGCGACGCGATGCAGACGCGCAGGAAGTCGCGCAAGGGGCTCGGGGCGCTGGTGTAGCTATGCCGATCGACGAGGAACCCCAAACGTGGGCATCGATGAACCGGCGCCTGCGTGCCGCCGGCGCGAGCGGCAAGACATCCGACACTGATCTCTTCGGGGACGATCCGCTCGCCGCCAAGAAGTCCGGCGAGCCGCTCGACTACCTCGGGCATTTCGCCAAGGACGAGGTCGCCGAAGAGGGCCACAACTCGGGCTCGCCGCGGCAGCACGAGATCAAGCGGTCCTACGACGGCGACACTGCCACGCGCGGCTACAAGGTCATTCCCGGGAACGCGTCGCAGGGCTACGTCGAGCGCAAGACTCGTTCCGTCGTCGACGCCGTCGACTCGATGTTTGGCGGGACCGTACCGCATGGGCCTGTGGGAATGCCTACGAAAGCCCCACTGCGCCAGCGCGATCGGGCAGCGAAAGCCGCCGCCGGCCGCGGCGTCGGTCACGCGACCTTGCGCTCGAAGCACAAGTAGGCGTACAACCGACCGCATGCCAGGACAGCTCTGGACGCCTCGGGGCCGCGAAGCCCGTGACGGCGGCCATCAGTCGGCAGTGCAGGACGGGTTGCGCGCGCTGGAAAAGGCGTCGTTCCCGACCGCCATCGAGTGGAACGTCTGGTGGCGGCTGCACCGTCGCCGGATCGAAACCGGCGAGACGACCGGCTGGGAAAAGGCCCTCGCGCACGGCATCGGGCGCCTGATGGACACCCAAGTGACGCTCGCGCGCATCATCCGGTCAGAAGGAGACGCGAAGGACATGATTCGTTACAACAGCGACGGACACGTCTATGGCGAGGAGACCAAGCCCGCGGACGAGTTCACGCGGGAAGCGTTCATCTGGTGGTTGTCGCAGGCGCGGCCGACGCTCCTCAACGACGACGACTCTCCGAAGCCGGGGATCCCCGACTGGGCTGCGACGCTCGCCCAGGCTGTCGGCGGGTGCTACATCCAGCAGTGCCGGTTGGGGCTGGAAATCGCGGCCATCAAGAAGAAGGGCTACCTCACCGTGAACGCGAGCGCGTCGAAGGCATTGCCGACGGAGCAGGCGTTGCGGGACAAGGGGATGGCCGCGCTTGGGTCGTTCAGCGACCGGGATCGGGAGGAGTCCTGATGCCGGAGTGGGTTTCTGTTCTGACGGCGTTTTCGGCCGGCGTGTTGATCGCAACGACGATGTGCGACTGGCGGCAGCATTCGTATCGCTGCGGTCGCTGTAAGGAGCAACTCTGATGGACTCCCTCGACATGGCCGACGACGGCGCGCAGCCCATCTACTGCTGGTACGACTTTCACACCGACGCGCGCGAGATCATCCGCCAGATTCAAGAGTCCGGTGTGACGATCACCGGCATCATCGCGGTACCCAAGGGTGGGCTGGTGCTCGGGACCGTCCTCGCCCACGCCTTCTGCGTGCCGCTCTACGTCGGGTACGTCCCGGAGCCTTGGATGCCAACGACCGTCCTTGCCGTCGACGACAACACTGTCACCGGTGGATCTCTCGCCGCCTTTGCCTACGCTGGCATGCCGTCGGCTGTCCTCGTCAAGCACCCCAACGCGCCCGGGATTCATCCGTTCTTCTTCGCGCAAGAGTCCGACGAGATGTTCCTCTTCCCGTGGGAAGCTGAGGCCCTCCACGAGCCCCTTCCCGTCGAAACGATCGTCGCGGGCTGATGGCGTTCCCGCGCACTCCGTCCGAAGAGGGGCTGTATTCGCAGATGCAGCTCGGCGTGCAGGCTGCGGCCGCGCAGACCTTCTTCAAGCCCGCCCTCGACGCTCGCCGCAAGCACCTCACCGACGCGATCGTCCGCAAGGCCCGCTCGATCGATCCCGACCCGACGCGCAAACTGACTGACCGCGATTGCTTTGTGTTCGTCATGGCGCTGGCGTCGACGTACGATCTCGAAGACGATCTGCAGCGCATCATCACCGACGGCCAGAAGGCCGGCCAACACTTCACCAAGTAGGAGACTCCATGGCTCACGACCCGACCGACGGTAGTACAAAGCAGTGGGATAAGCTGCAGAAGATGCGGCGTGCCTCTGGGACGGCCCTCACGAACGCCGACGGCACCCCCAATCCCGACTCGGCCAATACCCCCGGGAACGAACAGCGCGCGACGCCCGAAGAGATCGCCGAGGAGCAGCGGCGGTTGCAGTCCGGCGAGCCGCTCGGGGGAGACGAAAGCACAGACGACGACGGGGACGACGACGACACCGACGGCGACGACGCTCCCCCCGACGAGACCGTCCCTGTCCAGGCCCACGAGCGCGCAAAGCCGAAGCCCAAGCCCGCCGACGATCCGGCGCCCGCTGGCACCGAGTGGGTCGAGATCGACGGCAACCGGGTCGCGGTCGACGCGTCCCTTGCGGCCGCCTTCCGCGACGCTGAGACTGCGCATGCGGCCGACACGCAACATGCCGACCGCCAACAGCTCGTCGACGACATCGTCACGCGCGTGACCGAGAAACTCCCGAAGGCGCCGACCCCCGCGGAAACCGCTGCGGCGCAAGCACTTCCTGCTGCCCCCGAGGAGCCGCTCAAGTACCCGATGCCCGACGGCAACCTTTCGGTCACCGACCCCGACGCGTTCGCTAAGCAGCTCCAGGCCCACATCGACGAGAAGGCCGCCCGCGCGGCGCAGAAGGCCGTCGCCGACAAGGAAGCCCGCGACAACCAGGCCCGCCAGACCAACCAACAGGAAGAGGCTCGCCGGCAGGAAGTCTGGGCGCGCGAGCAGCTCGGGATTCAGTTCTATCGGCAGTTCAAAGTCCTCGACGACCCCGACGTCAAGACTGTCGTCGATGTGCTGCTCAACAAGAAGTTCGACGAAGTCATCGCGTCGGGCATCCTCGCCAAGCCGCTGCCGCCCAAGGAAGCCGAGGCGATGAAGCTGAAAGCCTTCAACGACGTCGCCGCGGCCGCAACGCGCCAGATCGTCAAACTGCGTGGCAAGGCCAACGTCCAACCGTCGACCGCCCCCGAACCGCCGAAGGTCCTCACCGGGCAGTCGTCGCGTGGCCCGAAGGCGAAGTCGACGCCCCCGCCGGCGAAGCCCAAGGAAAAGTACCCGACGGGGTCGGTTTCTGCCATGTTGGCCGAGCACAAAGCCAAGAAGGAAGCCGCACCCCCGCGGCCCTAACGGACGCTCCCTCCCTCGCACCGAAGCCCTCGCCCTCCCGGCGGGGGTTTCGTCGTTTGGGCTTCCCGAAAAGCTGGACTATCTACCCCTTCGAGAAGGCGGGAACACACCCGCAGCAACACACCCTCGAAGGGAAGAAGGACACGACACCATGGCTACCGGGATGAGCTGGACGTTCGACGTACCTGCGGGCGTCGCCAAGAACCACGCGCTGTCCGAAGAGTACTTCAAGCAGGCCATCGCCAAGACGCGGTTTTTCGAGCACGTCTCGATCAAGCCCGCCTTCGGCAAGAAGATGGGCGAGTCGGTCACGATTCCCCTCGTACCTGCACTGACCGAACCGGCGAGTGCGCAGCTTTCGGAGAACAGCAACATCCCCGAACTGCCGTTCAGCTACAAGGTTCAGACCGTCATCGTGAAGGAGTTCGGCCAGGCCGTCCCGTACAGTGGACTCCTGGAGGAACTCGATCACTACAATCCGGAAGACTGGATCAGCCAGCGCCTCGTCGATCAGCAGAAGCTGGTGCTCGACGCGTCGGCCGCGACCGCCTTCAAGTCGGCGGCGACCGTATTCACGCCGACCGGCGCCGCGTCGCTCTCCGTCGCGACCAACGGGTCTCCTGGCGCCACCGCCACGGCGAACCTGAACTTCTTCCTCGTCGAGTCCGCGCGCGACTACCTCACCGGCACCCTCTTCGCCCCCGGGGTGAAGGACGAGACCGATTACGTCATGATCTCGAACACGTTCGGTCTGCGTGGTATCAAGCGGGATCCGCTGTTCGTCGGCTGGGCCGCGTACAAGAACCCCGAGCGTAAGTGGAACGGCGAGGTCGGCACCATCGAGGAGATGACCTTCATCGAGTCGAACCACACGACCGCGCTCACGTCTTCGTGGACCGTCGCCGGGGCCAACGTGCTCGGCGAGGCGGTGATCTTCGGCCGTGAGGCAGTGGCCTTCGCCGAGGCAGTCACCCCTGAGCTGCGGGCCGGCATTCCCACGGACCTCGGCCGGCAGCGCCTCATCGGCTGGTACGGTGTGTACGGGTTCCAGTTGCTCTGGACGTCGGCCCTCGCCGGCGAGGCCAAGGTCATTCACGTCGCGTCTGCGTAAGCGACGACGAACAACTCCGAGAAGGAAAAGAGGACACCACCATGGCCCGTCAGAACGGACAGTACACCTTCCAGACGCCAGTCGGCAGCGCATCGGTGCTGGGCGACAGCACGGCGTCGGCTGCGAAGATCCGCGTCTTCACCGCGATCGAGCGCATGACCATCGTCGAAGTCGGCGCCGTCGCCGGCGACTCGGCGAACGTCCCCAGCTCGGCCTTCAGCTATCGGGTGAACAAGCGCACCGGTGGTGTGGTCGCCAACGACTTCATCATCCCGGTGTGGACGGCGCCCTTCTCGGCGCAGGGCGGGGTCGCCGGCGATCCGTCGATTCAGAACTTCGACAACGCCAACGCCATCGCCAACGGTCTCATCACCAACACGGCGTCGCTGTTTACGGCGGGTAAGGCGCTGCGGGCCTATACCGAGGTCTCTCTCGACAAGGGCGATCAGCTCGTGTTCGAGGTGGTCGGGACGTCGGCTGGCGACACGGTCGTGTTCTACGCCAAGGCGTTCCTGGACGGTGCAGGGCTGGTTGAAGCCTGCGACGTCGACAGCAACTAAGGCGATGTCCAAGGATCTCTTGTAGGAGAACATCATGGCCGATCTCACTGCTTCCAACGTCAGCTTCGCCGAGACCACGGCGAAGCGGCGCCTTCAGGGGGGTCCGACCCCGCGCATGGTCGCTTTCGGTATCGTCTCCTTCGGGGACGGCGCCCTGACCTATCCGGCCGGCGGGATTCCGATCAACGCCCAGCGGCTTTCCATGCCGGTGCTTATCGAGGAAGTGCGCTTCCCCGACGCGACCGATGGCGGCTCCGGAACCCTCTGGCAGTACGACATCGTGAACCAGAAGATTCGCGGCTACTCGGCGCTCGGGACCGAGATCAGCGGCGCCGTTTCCGCTACGACCGTCAACGCCATCGTCATTGGCTTCTAAGGAGATCCCGACTATGAAGCGCCTCGCCATCGTTCTCGCTTTCCTCGCCGCAGTCATCGTGCCGTCCGTTGCCTTCGCAACGTGCGCCGCCGAGACGACTGCGTGCAACGCCGCATGTACGCCGAACACCACGCCGTGTTTCTCGTCGCAGGGGCTCTCCTTTAGCGGCGTGTGCATCGGCGGGGCCGACGACTACGACGAGACAACCTGCCCGGTCACTCGCTGCGGATCCAACGCACGCGTGTGCGGGGCTGTCGTCGCCAAGCCAGGGACGTCGAACGGGTGCTCTTCGGATGGTCAGTGTGGCTCGGGGTTCATCTGTGTGTCGAGTGCCGGTCCCGGGGCTTGCGGAACGGGGTTCTCTCAGTGTATCCCTTCGTGCAGCGACTCGACGACCACGACCACCACCACGACCACCACCACGACGACCACGACCACCACCACCTAATGGTCTCACTGGCGGCGCCTGCGTAGTCGAGTCGACTACAACCCAAAGGGAGACCACATGGCGGCACTCAGGCCCGTAGAGGAACGCGACGCGAAGGGGAACATCATTCGGGTGAACCCTTCGATCGTGTTCAAGCAAGACCAGCAGATTCGGAAGGTGCGCGGACGGCACGACTGGGATCTGATCGACAATCCGAGCTACCATCCGCCGATCACCGCCCAGGTTCAGAACGGGAAGATCGTCTTCTTCCTCGGCACTCCAGAGTCGACCAACTCGCGGGCCTTCGCGAAGGAGATCAGCCAGGCCGAGGTTGTGAAGATCGCGCCGTACATCATCGAGAACATCAAGCGCACTCCGATCAAGGTGCGTGAGTCCAAGCCGATGGTCTACGAAGTCCACATCGCCAATCTCGGCGGCGAGGAAGTCCCCGTCGCGCAGGAAGTCTTTACCGACGGCGCAGCCGCCATCACGATCACACCCACCGTGCCTGAGCGGTGGCAAGGCGAGAAGCAGACGAGCGGGGCACCTGTCGCCCTGAGCGAGTAGAGGAGTTTCGCGGTGGCGACCATCAACGGCAAGGGCAATCACGTTCAGCAAGGTACTTGGCGTACCATCTGGGCGGCGATGGGCAATGCGGATTCCGGCACGCCGGATCAAGTATCGCGCTACCCCATGAAGTCCGTGCAGTTCGGCGCAACCGACCCGCTCACTGGGGTCCCCGGCGCAACGTTCGGTGGCGCCACCGTGATTCTCGAAGGGTCCGACGACGGCGTGACGTACTTCACGCTGAAGGACCGGTACGGCAACAACGTCTCGGCGACCGTCACGGCGCGGTTCGATCTCGAAGACGTGCCGCAGCATGTGCGGCCGCGGACGTCGGCCGGATCCGGTACGGTCCTCACCGTCATCTTGACGGCGAAGTCGATGGGGTACTAGGATACCGCTATGAACGAGGACATCCGCAACGCGATCGAAGCCGCTCGGACCATCGGGCGGCAGTTTGCGTCCTTCGGCGTCATCGCCGAGACCGCCGACGCACTGTTGGCGCTCGTCAATCACGAAGATGAGTTGCGGACGCAGATCCGGCAGATGCAGGTCGAGCTAGCGACGCTCGAAACGTCCGTCTCGACGGCGCGTGCGGCCGAGGAGCAGCGAACGCGTGAGGCCAAGGCGACGGGCGACGCGACGATCGCTGAGTACACCAACAAGATCGGTGCAATCGACGCGGAGCTGCGTGCGGCCAAGGAGCACCGGAACGCGGCGTTGCAGGCGACGCAGTTCGAGGCCGACCGTGGCGTGCGGGCCATCACCGAGGAGCTGAACCGGGTGAAGGCGACCATCGCCGCCGAACGCACGCGCCTCCTTGCCGATCACGAAGCCTTCATCGACGAGACCAAGTCGCATCGGGCGCGCATCGAACAGAACACCAAGGTACTCGAAGACAAGCTGGATGCGCTTCGCGCGCAGGCTCGTGGCGCTCTTGCCGCCGTCGAGGACGAACAGGAGTAAGCCATGGCTGGGAAGATTTTCCGTTTGGGTCCGGTTGCGTTGTCGAACACGCTGACGACCAATATCCTCAACCCCGGGACGACCACGGGCGGTGTTGCGTCGACGTCGGCGCCCTACGACAAGCTTCGCATCGTGCTGCGGCACATCCGCATCGTGAACAAGACCGCCGGCGCGGTCACCTTTTCGTTGTATCTCGGCGCGACCGGTGCCAACGCCGCCGGCACCGAAGTCATCGGCACCGGATATTCGGTCGCAGCCAACAGCGCCTTCGACTGGTACGGTATGCTGCCATTCGATACGACGGACTTCCTTGTCGGAGGCGCGAGCGCCGCGACGTCATTGACGATCGAAGCCGAGGGTGAAATCGGCCTGGCTTGATAGCCAGCCAGGCCCACGGAGACTATCGTGGGCTTCGACAACACCCCGCTTCTCGAAGCGATCATCGATCACAACGCAGCCGGCGACAACATCATCGTTGCCGGGATCGCGGGAAAGACGATCGAGGTGTATTCGCTGACGTGCGTGTGGGGCGGCGACTCGATGACGACGATCCAGTCGGGGTCGACGGCGCTCACCGGCCCGATGGATATGCTGGAATCGGGCTCGATGGTGCTCGATTACAATCGGCGCCCTTGGTACACCTGTGCCGACGGTGACGACTTCATCATCAACCTCGCGCCAGGTGTGCAGATCAGCGGCCGTGCATACTACACGCAGAGCGCGACGGACACGCTGTAATGAGCTACATCCAAAATCCGTCGAGCGGCACCGGGCCGCCGGGTCCACAGGGGCCAACAGGCCCGATCGGGCCGCCGGGAGAACCGGGCGCCGAGGGTGATCCGGGACCGTTGGGACCTCCGGGACCTCCGGGGTCGCAAGGCACGCCGGGAACAGACGGCGCGCAGGGTCCATCGGGACCACCGGGCGCAGACGGCGCCGCGGGAGACGACGGCGAGCCTGGGCCGCCTGGCGTACCGGGGCCACAAGGTACACAGGGACCACAGGGCGATACCGGCACGCAGGGCGTACCAGGGCCGCCCGGGTTCGATGGGCAGGACGGCGAGCCAGGCGAGTCCGGACCACCTGGGATGCAGGGTGCTACTGGAACGACTGGCGCAACCGGTGCGACCGGAGCCCAAGGATCGATTGGCCCCCCTGGTCCTGAAGGCGAGCCGGGAGCCGATGGAGACACGGGACCACCGGGTTCGGCCGGCGCGACGGGGGCCACAGGAGCTGCTGGTGCCACAGGTGCGCAGGGTGTCATGGGTCCGCCAGGGCCGGAAGGCGAACCCGGCCCTGGCGGCGAAATGGGTCCACCAGGACCGACGGGGGCAACCGGCGCTACCGGATCAACGGGCGCGGCAGGTGCGACCGGCACGATGGGTCCGCCAGGAATAGACGGGCTCGACGGCGAGGACGGCTTCGGTATTCCGGGACCGCAAGGCGTAACGGGTCCGACCGGTGCGACAGGAACAACCGGCGCACAGGGTCCGATTGGTCCGCCCGGTATGGGCGACTTGCTCGAATGCGATCTTCCGTGGCCGTTGCTGCCAACGAATCTCACGCAACTTGGCGTGCGCCTCCACAACGATTTGCAGGGGCTCACGATTGGTGATCCGCATACGATGTATCTGCTGCTTGCAGGACGCATCGGCACGACAAACGATCCGCTGCTCTCGACGAACGGCGACGGCACGATCACGGGGTCTGCGGCGAGTGGCGGCGACCTCTACGCACTGTCGACCTCGCACCCGACGAAGGGCGCGTTGCGCTGGAACGACACGCAAGTCTGGTGGGAAGACATGCCAGACTTCACGGCTGGCGCCGGCCAGTCGCAGTATCTCGCGCGCTTCGATGCTACGTTCACGGCAGCGCCAGACGGCGGCTTCCAGCATATCTGGAACGGCTTGCGAATCGCGCCGACAGCAACGCTAGTGCCCGTGACGGTCATCGATTCCGTTATTTACCAAGTCATCAATCACGCTGCGACGGTTACGATGGGCTCAAACGTCGCGATTCGCTGCATCGTCGACCAAAGCACGTATATCAACACGGCTAGCGCCGGGTTCGGGAGCTTCATTCTGTTTCAAGCGTCCCAAACACTACAGTCGAACACTACGACGGTTGCGCCTTACGGCTTTGAGACGTTCGTTGACGGTGGGACTTCGGTCTACAACAGCACGAGCACTGCGACCGCGAGTGCGGGGTTAGGTGTCGCATACAACGATCGGCGCTCGTACACCAACAACAGCACAGGTACGTTCGCCGTTACGGACCATTCGAGTTTCCGTTCAGCGCCGCGCCTTATTGAGAACGCCGGCACGCTGACCCTCACCACGTTGCGGCGGTTCTACGCCGTTGCGTATAGCGTCACGGGATCGCCGGCTATCACAACCGACGTTGCAGTAGAAATTGACGATCTCTCGCAAGCAACGCTGACGACGGCAATTTCGCTGCGTTCCGCTGGGAGCGCGGTGCAGATGCGTCACACTGGCCCTGCGGTCTTCGGCGCCAATGCCGCGCCCAACAACGCGTCGACTGGTTTAGAGCTGTCTTCAACGACGCTTGCGTTCCTTCCATCGCGCATGACGCAGACGCAGCGTGACGCGCTTACGGGCGTTGACGGTATGCTTATCTACAACAGCACAACCGGACAGCACGATGCGCGGCAAGGGGCGCGGTGGAACGCGGTATCTGGTTGGCACGTCGTGATCGTCAAGAGCGCCGACCAGACGGTGACGAACAACGCAACATTGCAGGACGACACAGAACTACAATTCAGCGTGACGGCGAACGAAGTCTGGCATGTCGAGCTGCGTCTCGGCATGTCGGGTAACAACACGACAGGCGACGGCAAGGTGGGCCTGACTGCCGCCGCCGGCAGCTTCGTGACGACGCAGTCGAATTGGGAAGGCGTGTACTACGGTGGCACTGGTACGCTTACGGACACCGCACCGACGGCCTTCGCGTCGACGACTGAAGCAGTCACGGGAGGAACGACGTGCTTGAACGGCGACGGGACGCTGTGGCCGGTCGCGATGACGTTCCGCTTTCGCGCGTCTGCTACGACCACGATCAAAGTACAATTCGCGAACGTCGCAGCAGCCGGCGGACGCACGACTACGATGGAAGCCGGTTCGCTGTTGTTTGCACGGCGCGTCGCATAAAGGAAGGCAGTACTATGGCACTTACCAACGCTCAAAAGAACCGCTTGTTCGTCTACCTGATGCGTGCGTTCAATGACATTCCGCTGCAGACGATTATCGCGGCATTGTACGACGCGTTGTTCCTCACGAAACAGGGACAAGAAGACTTCCTGCGCACACGGTTGCTGCAAGCCCGGGCGCGGACACAGACCTTGCGCACTAACGTTGACGCCGAAGCCGTGACGACCAAAACCACCCTCGATGCAGAGCTAGCCGACATCGACACGATCAGCGTGGGACTGGACTTCTAACCCTCGCTTTCGTAGACTTCACCCTCATGACATACCAAGAACGCCGTACCGCGCTGCAACAGGACTTGGCGCAAGCCCTGACCCAAGTCGAAAACTGGAAAGCGAAAGCTGCCGCTATTTCAGGGAAGCTGGAATTGCTCGCCGAAATCGAAGCCGAAACGACCGCGAAGGCTGCGTCCGATCCCACGACGCCATAAGGAATCGCCCCCATGCCGTTCATCACGACCGACGATCTCAAGGTTCAAGCCCTCTGGATGGCTGGCGAGCCGACCGACGGGACGTCGGACTACGACGCTCAGGTGCTCGACTACCTCCAGTCGATCTATGACGTGCTCGTCACTGGCGGCACCTTCGGGACGCGGGACGTTGCGACGTCGGCGGGGTTGTACTCGCAGCTCGTGAACATCGCGAAGACTGACTGGATGTGGCTCCGCAAGAACCCACCGTTCGCCTTCAACACCGTTCCGGCGTGCATCGGATCGAGTTCGTCGGTACCGCTCAACCAGGGTACGCAAGCTGGCACGATGACGCTGACCTACGGGTCCAACGTCGCCAACTTCTCCGTCGCGCCGTCGTGGCTCATCGACAACGTCGCGACGAATGTCACCGGCGGGCGGATTGCCATCTTGACGCAGGCCAACGGCGTTCCCAACCCTCCGCGCACATCACCACGGATCGAGATCCATCCACTTGCGGGTATCGTCGCGGGCCTCGACGCCGCGTGGCCCCAGGAAACGCAGACGGTCTCCGACTGGGTCATCTGGAAGTCTGTCTACGATGTCCCCGACGACTTCGAGCGGTTCTGTGAAGCTTGGAAGGTCCAGGGCGGCTGGAATAGCAACGAGTCGGCGCTCAACGTCGGCAACCTCGAACAGATGACCGACGAGTATCCGATCTCGGATTCCTCACAAGGACCGCCGACCGCCTGTGCGCGCATCTCTCCCACCGAGATCCTGATGAATCGCTGGGACACCTTCTCGTATCGGGTCGAAGGCTCCTACATCTTCCGGCCGCCGACGTTGGAAATCGCCGCGACGCCGGATCTCCAAGAGCCGCTCGTCCCGGAACGGTTTCGTCAGGTGCTCGCACTCGGCGCGGCGATGATGCTCATGCAGGACAAGGTCGACTCGCGGTGTGAAGCCGTCGCGTCGCAGTTCCGGGAGATGGTCTCGACCATGTCCGGGGAATACCGGAAGGAGCAGAATAGCGGCTCGGAGTTGTCGGGACGGATGCTGTATCGCCGGCGGGGATCCTACGGCAATGCCTTTCTAAAGACGCGGAGCGGTCTGCCGTTCTGGCCATAAGCCATGCCGAAGCCGGACAACGAGCGCAAGGGGTACGTCGGAACCATCGCCGCGGTGAAGTGCGGCCTGGGCGGGTTGGCGTCCAACCTGAACCCCTCGGTCATCTCGCTGCGCAACGTCATCCAGGCGGAAGGCGCGGTGTTCCGGCAGGACCACTGGCGCAAGGAGCCCGGGTCGTTCCTTTTCGGGACGAACAACGCGGCCGTTGTCGATCCTGACGATGCGGTCATTGTGGCACTGCTCGATTGGCACCCGACCGAGACCGTCCAGCGGATCGTGCATCTTCGTGGTGACGGGAAGCTATACTTCACCGATCCCAACCCGGGCGTCACCGGCAACCCGGCGGCGTTCGTCTCGACAACGACGTCTGGTGTCGGGACGCGGTTCGGGTACTTCGTTCTCGGTGGTGCAGATGCTGCCGCGCCGACGACCCGCAAGGCGTTCGTGTTTCGGAGCAACTTCAACGTCACCGTTATCGAGGGCGACGTCACGAACGACACGGCCATTGCGCTGCCGGCGGCCGACTGGTCGAACGCGACCCCACCGATCGTCGGCCTCATCAACGGCCCGCGGCTGTGGGCGGCTGGTAACACGTCGTCGCCGCACTCGCTCTACGCGTCCAAGGACGGCGACCAGGAAGACTTCACGACGGCGAGCGGCAGCAGCACCGATCCGCAGACGCTCTCAATCTTCCCCGGCGTTGGTCAGCGCATCATGGCGCTCTGCAACTACCGCGGGTTCATCGTGGTGTTCAAGTACCCGCGGGGGATCATGCTCGTCGACGCACGCGACGCAGATCCGATCAACTGGGTGACGCAGATGGTCACCGACACCGTCGGCGTGGCGCCATCACCATATGCAGCCCTCCAACTCGAAAACGACGTCCTGTTCATCGGCGCCGATGGGCAGTTCTACCTCCTCTCGACGGTGATCTCCGCGGCCGCGGGCCAGAACAACATGGCCGTCGCGAACCTCGGCATGAACCTCGAAATCTACCAGTTCCTGCTCGAAGCCTACAATCGCAACCTCCTCGGTTCGGTGCAGTCGGTGTACCAGCCGTTCTGGCAGACGGCGACGTTCTCGGTGGCCGGCTTGGGATCCGAACAGAACAACACCCGGCTGATCTTCGACTTTACCGCCGTTGGACGCAAGGGCGGCGACCCGCGCTTCACGTACTCCTAC